ACTAATTTCATTAGGGAATCTGCAATCGCTTATAACTACGCTATCGTTACTATTTCTTAGTTTATTTTCAAGACTAGCGATCCAAATATCATCATGAAATCCTTGGCGACAAACTTCAGTACCCCAATTCTGTAATACCCAACGTGGAGTGATTTTCATACCTAACCGGCTACTCCACCAAAAATCCACTTGTTCACGCCACTCTCTACTCTGTTTGGTGCGACCTTCCAACATGTCTCTATCCCAACCAAATACAGCAGCCACAGCATCCTTCAAACTGCGAGCAAAACTTTCTCTACGAAACTCATGGAAATTAACTAAGTAATCGGCAATAGTATCTTTACCGCTACCAATAAGACCACAAATACCCACAATCATAGTATACTCCTTTTTACGTATAATATGTGATTCAGTGGACAAAGTCAAGTTTATCCGATAATAAAAGTATATCCTGTGCCACCGGCTACGTAGGTGTCTATCTCTTTTTCCAACTTCTCTATTTCTTCTTTGGCTGCTGCTTTTAGGTCTGATCCGTTTAGCCCACCTGCTCCACCAGGTCCTGCTATTTGACTAAATTTGCCTCTAGCTTCTCCTAACATCATTTTACAGTTAGCTAGAGAGTAATCTTTAAACCATGGTGCTGCATATTGATCCTGAAGTAATATATAATCAGGTCTATAGTTATAACCTCTGATTAATACTTGTTCACCTTCACTATAAGGACGCTGTAATATTCTTAGTGTATGTGTAGTCGGTATCCATTGGAACTCAATAAAAGCACCAAACATACGTCCTACTAATTCTTGATATTGAGCAAACATATCATATGTTGCTATACCACCTAACATAGTACTATTCAGTAGATATGTGTTTGTATAGGCTAGATTGAATGGTTCAAACTGTGTACCACCACTACCACCTGCTGTACGACTACCTATAGTACGACGAAATATACTACGTACTTCAATAATCTCTTTAGGTAATCTATAGTCATTAGTATCTTCTTTAAGTTCTAAAAAATAATAAGATTCCTCTACAGCGTTAGGACTTTTTTGACGGTACTTGGCTATAGCACGGTCTAGAGCGATTTCATAGTGATTAGGATCAAGTTCCACATCAATCATACCATCACCCAACATAGTTTTACAATAATTATATACTTTTTCACGCTCTAATATCGTAGTAGTTTTTTCTGTCATTTGCATCTCCTACAAGTTATTTATCAGCCGATAAATACACTATGCCCCGCATAAGCCTATATCGTCCAGAACGTGGATATGACTTTAAATTTATTGATCGTCAGATCAGTGAAATGTTCCAGATTGGCGGTACTGATTTTTATCTCCATAAATATCTTGGTGTGAATACGAGTCCAGAAAATGCCACAGCAGATCAACCACATTATGCTGAACTAAAAGAAACAAATATTCAAGATTTGTTACTACTGGAAAACCGTGATCGAAAATATGACCCTAGCATTTATAGAATTAGAGGTCATTACCAAGTTCAAAATTTAGATTTTAATCTCAGCCAATTTGGGCTTTTTATTGATAATGACACCATATTCGCCACTGTTCATATTAATGATTGGATTAGGACCGTAGGACGCAAACCTATAAGTGGGGATGTTTTTGAATTACCGCACCTTGTAGACGAGTTTGCATTAAATGATTATTCGTTAGCATTGCCTAGATACTTTGTCATAGAAGATGTTAGTCGTGCCAGTGAAGGATTCAGTCAAACTTGGTGGCCACATTTATACAGAATAAAATTAAAGAAAATAACAGATAGTCAAGCATTTGCTGATATACTGGATAAACCTGCTGGTGAAAATACTGATCAAACACTAAGAGAATTATTAAGCACTAAAGGATTAGAACTTGAAATTAATAATGCTATACTAGATCAGGCGGAAGCAGATGCCCCAATGAGTGGTTATGAGACTAGACAATTTTTTACCTTGGCAATAGATCCTACTACTGGAAGCCCTATAATAGAAACTGTTGATCAAACAGATGTAGATGCGAGCAATGAAGGATTAGATGCTAGTAGAATATACGGTCGTGCTACTAGGCCAGGCTATGCTGGACATTTACTAGGAGACGGATTTCCTCCAAATGGGTACGATTTTGGTCATGGTACTATTTTCCCAGCAGGTGCTACATTGAATGATTATTTCTTGAGAACTGATTTTCTTCCTAATAGACTATATAGATTTGACGGTCAGCGTTGGGTCAAATCTGAAGATGCTGTAAGACATACATTAACTAATTCAAATAATAGAAATACTCATAGACTTGGTTTCATTAATAATACAAATATTAATTCAATCGGTGGAGAGCAAGTTGTCGAACGTCAGGCATTAAGTAAAGTTTTAAAACCAAAGGCAGATTTATAATGCAGTTCTTCTACGATGGGCAGATAAGAAGATATCTTCTACAAACTATAAGACTACTTAGTAATTTTGTTATAAAGTACGGAGATGGAAGATTGGTGCCAGTGCCAGTGATGTATGGTGATATGGATCGTCAAGTTGCTAATATTGTAAAACAAAATAGTGAAAACAAAGTAAATGGTCCTCCAAGAATCGCTGTGACAATTACAGAATTAGAAATGGAAAAAGAACGCCTTGCTGATGCTACATTTGTGGGCAAAGTTCATATTCGTGAAAGAGCCATTGAAAACGGTGAATATAATAGCAGTCAAGGTGGAAACTATACCGTAGAACGTTTAATGCCTACTCCCTATAAACTAACAGTCAAAGCAGAAATTTGGACTGGCAGTACTGAACAAAAATTACAAATATTAGAACAAATACTAATGTTATTCAATCCTAGTTTGGACATACAAACTACTGACAATTATATTGATTGGACTAGTCTTAGTGTCATATATTTAGATGACGTTCAGTTTAGTAGCCGTCAAATTCCTGTAGGACAAGATAGTCCTATTGATATCGCTAGTGTTACTTTTAGTATGCCTATATGGATCAGTCCACCTACTAAGGTTAAAAAACTTGGTATTGTCAGCAGAATAGTAATGAGCATGTATTCTAATATTGGTGAACCTGCCCAAGGGTATATTGATGGATTTGGGGAGGATCCCAATGAAGGAACAAGAGGATTCTTTGATCAAATTCGCACCCCTATAACTATAGATACTACAACATATGATATAATAGTTTACGGTGGATGTGCAAGAGTTTTCAGTCCCACTGTAGAAGGACATAAAAATAATGATTTAAATTATACAGAACCTACTAGTAATAATAGTGTAAATTGGAGAATAATTTTAGGCAAGTATTGGGATAGTTTTACACCTGGTGAAAGTAAAATTTTCTTAAAACAACCTAATGGTACTGAAGTTGTAGGAACACTTGCTCTAAATCCTCTAGATGAGACTTGTTTACATGTCAACTGGGATCAAGATACTTACCCAAGTAATACTGATATTATTACTCCTTATAGACCGAATAGTCCAGGTACATTTGATGCTATTGTTGATCCTGAGCAAAAAGGTCCTAATTCAGGTCTACCCTCTAGTCAAATTGGCACAAGGTATTTAATTATCAATAATATTGGTGGTGGTATCAGAGAAACTCTAATTGCAGAAAATAATAGTAATAGAATAGATACTAATATAGATTATGCTAAAGTAGACGATATTGAAGTTTATGTCAATAATACAGCAGTAGCATTTATTCCACACGATATAGATGGTAAATTAGTAATAAGACTAGTTGACGATGCGATAATTGATGATATTATTACCTATATACTGAATGTAAATCAAGATGGTCCTGATGCTTGGAAGAATTTGAACGGTAAGGATTTTATAGCAAATACAAATGATATTATAGAATGGACTGGAACTAATTGGCATGTAATCTTCGATAGCACCAAAGAAAAAAATACCTTATTTTATCTGACTAACATACATAGTAATGTACAATACAAATGGGATGGAATTCGTTGGAGTAAAAGTTTTGAAGGTGAATATCGTAGAGGAGATTGGAGATTATTACTTTAAAAGATAGGATTGTATGTAGTGGTGCATTATTTTATGCTAAAACTACGGGTAGAATTTTATTATTACAAAAATCTAATGGCAAACATAGAGGAACTTGGAGTCTTGTAGGAGGTACTGTAGAACAAGGAGAAAATGCTTGGCAAAGCCTTACAAGAGAAATTAAGGAGGAAATAGGTGAATCACCCCCTATAATAAAATCTATTCCTTTAGAAACTTTTGTAAGTAATGATAAAGTTTTTTATTTTCATACTTTCCTTTGCGTAGTAGATAAAGAGTTTATTCCTACATTAAGTAACGAACATTGTGCATACAGTTGGTCTGGACTAGACCTAGCACCCAAGCCATTACATCAAGGACTCAAAAGTAGTTTTAATAATAAAAGTATTAGAAATAAATTAGAGACTATTTTTAATGTAATGACTTTAATCTAAAATCCAACATATTTTTTACGTAAAAACTCTAAATCAAATCTTTGTTCATTAAGAACATGTGGTTGGCCAATCCAAGGTTCAGTAGTTGGCCAACATGTCCTCCAATGCTTATCCCATTTTTCAGTAAGATATTCGATATTCATGTCACGAGCAGCATCTAATTTTTTCATAACTTCTGGGTCATGTCTACGTGTATTACCACCATAAAAATGATATTCAGTCTTATCACCGTCACCATGATAATACATACTATTCAAACCTAAAACTTTTTTAACACCGGCATGCATCATACGCATAATATAATCATCATCTTCGCAATAAGCAGGATACATATTCTCGTCGAATAACCCAAACTTAGCAACGGCATGATCACGCAAACAAAATAAGTCCCAACTACCTACATTGAAGTCACCTTGATTAGCATGAATAATTGCGACTTCAGGATCTTCATTAACCTTATCATAGATCTCTTTTAATATTCCCCTACCAAATGCTACATCGTCATTTACAATAACCCAATAAGGAGACATCATATAACTTTTAATTATTAAGTTCCAACTTGCAGGAACTCCTAAATTACAAGGCATATGAATAACATGAACCTTGTTAATAAATCTACGTTTAATTTTAGCAAGAGCATCTAAATTTTCGGTAATTTCTCCTTTTCCATTGTTATTAATAATGAGAAAATTATCTACTGGAAAATCAACACTAGCTAATAAACGTTCTACCCAATGTGTAGTAAAAACTACACAAGTACCTATTACTGGAATCATAATTTTTTACCCTGCTAAAATATAATCTTCACCTTTTTTGGTGGCATCACTAAGGTCTCTCATAATTGAGAAAATTTCTTTATCAATATAATCAGGATGTACATACCAATCTTCATAATTACGCCACTCATCTGGGGCAATATCGGTTACTACTAATACATATCCTTTAGATAATAAGTACTCTCTTGACTGCGCTCTTAATTCTTTTTTATCCGTATTATAATAATCATGTTCATAAGTTATGACTTTGAACTTATATTCATCAAAAGGGATACGCTTTAATATTTCAAATGTTACTTCTGGCGGATCACAATCAAGTTGTAGATAATCTACAACCGTACCTAACTTCAATTCCTTAATTATTCTGCCATAATCAACTTCAAGAGCATTTTTAATCAAGAAAGGTGTTTTACGATCATTACTTACTTGTCTCTCATCAAGATCAATGCTTATGCCACGCCATGAAAAATCTCTTTCTAAAAGAGCAGTATTGTTACCATAAAATGGCCTACCTGCTCCTACTTCAATAAAGGTCCCGCCTTTCTTTCCATTAAGCATACTAAGGACAAACATATCTTGATATGCTTCACTATAATTTGTTTCAATACTTTCTGCACCAGGAAACTTATGACGTAACTTATTATACTTACTTTTATCATAAGCATCAAAAGGTATTTCAATATATGAACTCATAAACTTTAAGTTATTATAAACAATTCTTTTATAATCCTCAGGTAATTGTTCACTACGCATCAAATTTTTAAATATTATTCTACTTTCATCACAAAGACCACAATTCCATCCACTCAATGCTTTTTGGAATAATAAACTATCTTTACCTAAATATCCTACATCTGTTCTTAAACCAGTATTAATATAGTCGGCTACCTTCTCACCAATACTAGATATCATATAAGTATCATTCCAGTGACCATCATCTTGTTTATGTTCATAAAATCTACTTAAATGATAATAAGCTTCTGGCCTATTAGGTAAAATAGAAATAGCATGTTGTAATAAACCTTTCACAGTAAAATTTCTACTACCTTGTTTTTCAAAACAAATACTAGCTCTTATTAAACATTCGTACTTTAATAAATCGTCATAAGCTCTTTCAGCAGCACGTAAGTAATAACTTACAGCACTGGCTAAATGTCCCATATTATCATATTCCAATGCCATAATGAAATTTGATTCAGGGTTAGTTGGGTCATTTATGTATTCATACAAGAATGGTAGTATTTTATTATTATCAAGCATAATGATCTATATCCAAAATAGGTAAATGTACTACATCTACTTTTCCTAAAAAATAATAATTATTTGCCAAAATTAAATGAAGGATTCTTTCTGCGAAAAAATCATAAAATCTAACTTGTTGATTCCTTCTATAAATTTCTGGTAGAAAATTAGCATAGTTCGAATGAAACTCAAACAAAATTGAAAATAAATGTTCACAAATAAGATTAAAAATATCTCTATGAGCAGTAAACATATGAAAGGGAATAAGATACTTATAAGTTCTTAACTGGTCTATCATCGATGTTGTAACAGGAATACGACGATCACCTGCTAAACCATATAATAACTGCCATCCTAAACTATTATGGCAATGACTAAAATGATCATAAACATTATCAACATGCGGAGCGAATCCTTTAATTGCTGTAACGATATCTTTAGACTCAGGAACATATACTCTATTTGGTCTTAAATCAAATTTTTCATCCCAAAAAATTCTATAAGTATTAGTTCCTTTATACTCATTATCTGTATTTTTCCATATCCAAAATAATCCAGTTAAACTACCAAAATCATTATTCATATGACTTATATTCTCTCCGCCAATATGATCCATTAAAAATCCACGGCTTTGCATAGATATAACATCTAAATGATTATAGTTAACTGACCCGCACATTAGATTTTGCTGGTTAAACTGATTACGTTTTGGTTCTCTGCCTACATAACAGAGACAATATATTCCTAAGTCTTGCATAGTTGTAATTATCTATGCAGCTATTATACAGGATTTTTTTATAATGTCAACATCAAGCTATACGAACTATAGTGAGTCGACTACCAGTACTAGCACCACCATTTACTCTTATTAAAGAATTCATAAACCAAATTAAAGTATCATTAGCATCAAAACTAATAAGTTCACTGACAGTACCACGTCTTACACTGTTAGTTAAAATTTGGCAATATTGAACTGGATCTGTACCGCTATTCCTTTTAACCCAAGCATCAACAGGTGGGTATGTGGATCCGCCATTAATATTCGTCACGCTAAAATTAATAGTTACCAAATATGTTCCTGTCACACTAAATGTAAAAATTCCCGTAGATGTCATTGTGCCAAAACTAGATCCAATTACTTTATTTGGTATACTACTAAAACTTACATCACCTATGGGATTAATATCTTGATCTACTCCTTTAACAAAAACCATAGCACTTGAATCTACTGGATTGACCCAAGCAACACCTGAACCTGTGCTACTTAACAATTGTCCTAAAATACCTGTACTACCACCTGCATTTAAAGTTCCTGTTAATACACTATTACCTAAACTTGGTGCAGTTAATGTTTTATTAGTTAAAGTTTGAGTAGCCTCTAAACTAACTACTTGGCTAGCTGCTGTTAGTCCAGTTTGCCCATATACATAAATGTCATCGGCATGTATATCTAAACTAACTCCAATACCACCAGATACTTGCAATGCGCCAGTGATTTTATCTGTGGCTGCTGTAATTTGATCTATTTTTACAGCGGCATCAGTAGCAGTTAGAATAATATTACCACCTGATTTAGAATTTATAAATGTAAAATCATTACTGATAGTGCTAATAGTTGGATTATCTTCGAGGGCCACAATATCTACATAATCTTTGGCTCCAGATGTGTAATTGGGACCTATACGAATCTTGGCTTGATTACCTTGAAGCACAAGACTATATCCTGTAAGTTCTGTTTCAAGTCTATTAGGATCAATATTAGTAGTATCTAAATCATTTAGATAAACTGGGCCATTAATATATGCTGCACCACCTACACCTAACCCACCTGTTATAACTGCTGCTCCAGTAGTTTGACTAGTACTAACTGTAGCATCTGTCACCCTAAATAACTGTGAAGCATTTAAATTTGAAAAATTTCCTTGTGCTGCAAAATTTGTTCCGATTGGTGTATTCTGAATACTACCAGCATCTAAGTCACCAGTGATATTAGTATCACCGCCAATATTTACTGTGCCTGCAATACCAGCTCCGCCGCCTACTACAAGAGTTCCAGTACTGGTATTTGTACTGACAACATTCATAGGCATACTAATAACACCTAAACCATCTATCTTAAAATGATCTTGAGATAATAAACTATTTTCTGGAATATAATTTACAGAAATTTCACTGATACCATCAGTTGGGGATGCTACTGTATTGACTTTCCAAGCACCGATACTAATATCATCTTTTTGCCAAGCCACACCATCATAGTATAAATTTGTAGTCCAACTATATTGATTACTAGTAGGAGCACTAAATCTTGTATTAAAATCAATAGCTAGATCACTTGATATAGTAATATTTGTAGCAGCAGCACCAACTGAATATGTTAGATTTATATCTGGATCAATTATATTTGGTGCTATTATAGTTTTATTACTTAAAGTTTGAGTATTATCAATACCAACTAGTGTTGTATTTGCATCTGGCAATATAATTTTACGATCTGCTGTATTCTTAAGTACAGTTAATTTAGTTTCATAACCATTATCACTAAATCCATCATCAAATGTTATACTTGTACTTACATTACTAGTAAATGTCATTGCTCCATAAGGTGTTCCTGGAGATGTTGCAACTGCTGTACCAGATACATTTTCACTAATTGTGAACTCATTTACACCATTTGTAGCAATAATAAAATATAAACTACCAATAGGATCATATCCCGTTATACTTCCAGTACCACTGTTAGTTCCTACAATTTTAACTATATCATTTATTTTGAATTGAACTCTTGAAAAAGTTAATCCAGTTGATGATCCTTGTCCAGTAGTAATTGGACTACCCCCTAGGGTGTCACTCAATGTAAATTCTGTAGAACCGTTAGTAGCAATTACATAATATATGTTTCCAGATGTATAATTATCTATAGTCCCACCACTAATTAGTGTACCAGTAATACGTATTGCATCATTTATTGCAAAAGTTGTAGCATCACATGCAAATTGCCCAGTAAAAGCAATAGTAACATTATCTAAATCATTACTATCACAGGTAATTAAACCACTTGTACCAATATCGACTCCAGTTAAAAGAAACTCTGTGGTCTTTAAAACAGGTTCTTTAATAAACGGCTGCGTTAAAGTTTTAATTTTCAGGTCTTGTGTACCACTTAAAGTAACATAATTGGTCAAATCCTGAGCAAGACCCTCAGGACCTGCTGGGCTAAATGTTATACTGATTGGATCATTGTTAGGAAAATTCTCATCACCGATCTCTACTCGGACCACGGTAACAGCAATTTCAAAATATGTAGTATTATCTGTTAAAGTTCTAAATTCAAATATTTGAAAATGACTGGGATCATTCTCTCTTTCTATCTTAATGAAACCTCTACGATTATTATTGCCATAAGCCGAAAGAGAATTAATAAAACTTCGTATATTATTTCCACTTTTATCAGTAGCACTAATTACAAGATTAGTTGTTGTATCCATTCCTGCGCCATTAGCTCTAGGAAATCTTATATATCCTTCACCAGGATTACTGTTAATAACACTAGTACTAGCGAAATAGTGGAATTTTGTAGCATCAATACTGCTTGGCGGTATCCAACTTAATGTACCATTTCCATCAGTTCTTAAAATATAATTGGCTGCGCCTCCATTTGGAAAAACACTAATACCTTGTGTACCAGTGTCTAACCATAGTAGTTTTGTGTTAGTATCACCGAAATAAGTCTTTGGCTCAATGTCGCTGACATGAATACTCTTTGAGATGACTGGACTGCCATTAAGGATCAGACCATCTTCATCGGTGCTTAATAAATGCGCTGGGCCCGTCTGATCTAAATTAATTGGCATTGCTAGTCATCTCCTCATTACAATTGTGCTACTCTACTTTGGAAGTTTGCAAAATCTGCGCTGGCTGCTACCACGCTCTTAAATGTGGCCAGTGACAGTGTTCCAATAGTTCCGTCTATACCTTGTGCTCCAGTTGAACCTTGTGCTCCGGTTGAACCTTGAGTACCATCTGTACCTTGTGGTCCTGGCAATCCCTGTAAACCTGTAGTACCTGTAGTACCTGTTGTACCTTGGGCACCTGTACTTCCAATAAATCCTTGTGTACCTGTATCACCCTGTAAACCTTTTTCACCTTGTATACCTTGGCGTCCTTGTACACCTTGTGTTCCTTGATACCCTTGGAAACCTTGGAATCCTTGGAATCCTTGGAATCCTTGTACACCTTGTAGACCTTGTGTTCCTTGATATCCTTGGAATCCTTGGAATCCTTGGAATCCTTGTACACCTTGAACGCCCTGTACACCTTGTACACCTTGACCACCTTGACCACCTTGTACACCTTGGCCACCTTGTACGCCTTGGCCACCCTGTACGCCCTGTACGCCCTGTACACCTTGTATACCTTGTACACCTTGTACGCCTTGGCCACCCTGTACGCCCTGTACGCCCTGTACACCTTGTATACCTTGTACACCTTGTATGCCTTGTACACCTTGGCGACCTTGAACACCCTGTACGCCCTGTACACCCTGTACACCCTGTACACCTTGAATACCCTGACTACTAATTTGATCCCAGTTTACATTTGGAGGCGGAGTTCCTGCATTA